AATCGCGGTACGGCTCAAATTGTCCAGATGAATGGATATGTGCCAGAAAGGATTTCAACCCATGCGGTTGAAAATTCTTTGACAAACAAAACCATAACTGATGCGGTTGCCTGGACTTATCAATTAGAAGGCCATGAAGTTTATGTCATCAGCTTTCCAACTTTGCAGCTAACTTGGTGCTATGACGTTGCGACCAGAATGTGGCACAAATGGCTATACACAAACAACCTGGGTCAATATGAGCGCTGCCGTGGGAATTGCTCTGCTGTGTTTCAAGGGTATGTTTTGATTGGGGATTACTCTAACGGCAAAATCTACAAATTAGACCGCAACATTTACACAGATGATGGGCAAAACGTCAAACGTCTGCGCCGTGCCCCGCATTTAACTGTTGACCTACAGCGGCAATATTTTGAAGAATTGCAATTGCAATTTCAGCCTGGGGTGGGATTAAGCACAGGCCAGGGTGACGATCCCCAGGCCATGTTGCGCTGGTCAAGTGATGGCGGCTCTACTTGGTCAAGCGAACATTGGACAACTATTGGGAAAATAGGCAAATACACAAACCGTGCAATTTGGCGGCGGCTGGGTTTTGCCAGGGACAGGGTTTTTGAAGTATCGGTTTCTGATCCTGTGAAAGCGGTGATTGTTTCCGCTAACCTAAAAATGACCGCAGGGGAAAACTGATGGCACTTTTACCTAATCCACAGACGCAGCCCTATCCGCAATCGGAATTCTTGGATGGGCAAACCAAGCGCCCAACCCGTGCATGGCAGCAGTTCTTCATTAACTTGCTGAACTTTAATAGCTCTGCCACAGCGACTGCTGGGTCGGCTACGTTGCCAGCAAACCCAGTTGGTTTCATGAATGTGACGGTCAACGGGGTGGCCTACAAAGTGCCGTACTACAACCAATGAACTTGGAACTGCTTACAAATAGAATCCCAACCCGCGAAGAAATTGAACGGTTGCAGAGTGAAGTGGCTAAAATGCCACAACCTGAACTGCAAACAGAACATTACTTTTCGGGCGGGATGTATTGCAGAAAACTGGCACGTCCAGCGGGTACATTGATTGTTGGCAAGGTTCACAAAAAGGATCATTTGTTCATGTGCGCCCAGGGGCAGATCATTGCTTGGTCAGAAAAAGGCATGGTTACTTTGAACGCTGGCGATGTGATTTGCAGCAAGGCGGGAACAAAGCGGGTGACGCTGGCGGTGACTGATGCGATTGGAATCACAATCCACAAAACCAGCAAAACAAACTTAGACAGAATTGAAAAAGAGTTGATAGAACCTGATAAGTTGGCTTTGTATGATTCATCAAACAAATTAAAGGTGCAAGCCTTGGAGGGTAAATAAATGACCTGGATGAATGTCGCAATGATTGGCGCTGGCGGTTCGCTGGTTTCTGGTTATATGCAGGGGGAAGCCTCCAAAAACGCTGCAAACACGATTGCTGGCGGGTCAAGGTATGCCGCAGACAAAAACAAGGAAATGTTCGACATTACGAACGAAAATTTACGCCCATACCGCGAAGCTGGCACGACCACGCTAAAAGACCTTTTGACAAGGATGCCAGAACTGACCAGGGGCTACACGGCAGCAGACTTTGCCCAAGGCATCGACCCAGGCTATCAATTCCGATTAGCGCAAGGCCAAAAAGCATTTGAAAACCAAGCCAACCGTGGCGGTGGTTTGATAGGCGGCAACGTGATGCAGGGAATGCAAGACTACACGCAGGGCCAAGCCTCTCAAGAGTTTGGACAAGCCTTTAACCGAAATTCAGCCACTCAAACCAACATCTTTAACAGATTAAAGGGCATAGCTGACATGGGATTAACCGCTACTGGCACAACTGCTAATGCGGCGTTAAGAACAGGCGAAAGCATGGGTTCGGCTGGGCTGGTTGGCGCACAAGCCCAAGCCGCTGGTGACATTGGGTCGGCGAAGGCTTATGGAAACACAATCCAAAACATGGGGAATATGGCCTCTTTGCCGTACATCATGCAGCCTGGAACGCAACCTGGAAGTCAGCCAATGACCACTAACTACGGCACAGGCGCAAATTATGGACCGCCGCCCAATCTTAGATTTCAGCCAGGATAAGGATTAATTATGGCAACATATTCATACACCCCTATGCCAGCGGTTGAAGGCCCAGCGGTTATGTCCATTGGCGACATGATCAACATGGGCCGTGCGGGGCAAGCCTATCAGCAAGCCCAGCAAATCAACCCGCTGGAATTGCAAGCCAAACAGCAAGCGGCCCGAACAGGGCAAATTGCTTTGTCTGTTGAGGAACAAAAAGACATTGAACGCCGCAATATGCAAACGGTTATGGCAAACCCAAATCAGTACATGACTGATGGGAAATATGATCCAGTTAAAGCTGCGGCAGTTGCGACCAGTAAAGCCCCATTAACTGGGTTGTCATACCTCAAGGACATGGCAGCTTCTTTTGGCGCACAAGAAATTTTTAAAACTGGTGCAGCAGGTTCTGAAGCCGCTAATTTAGCTTTAAATAAAAATAAATCGCAAGTAATTTCTAACGGCTATGTTGGCGCAATCAATGATCCTATTGTTTTGCAAGCAACAAACAATCCTGGTGGCGTTGATAAAACTGAATTAGTTAATTTTTTGAAAACATGGGGTAGAAATCAAGCAAAAGCAACAGGAATGCCAGAAGATCAAGCGGATAAATTAATGCAACCATATTTTGAAATTGCACAAACTAATCCTGCTGCTGTACGTCCGTATTTAATTCAACGCCATATTGCAGGAATGGATCAATCTGCACAACAAGGCACTTATCAAACAACAACCACGGTCACGCCTGAAGGCCGCACTGCAAAAGTAACTCCTGGTATTGGAACGCAAACTGTTGAGCTTGGTCGGGCTGAAGGTTTGCAAACAAATGCACCTGGAGCGCCTGGGGCGGCAAATCAGATCACGCCTGGGATGACTTTGCCTTACCCTGTACGCAGGGCCGATCAACCGTACATGGCAGAACCCACCGAACAAAAAGACCAAGCCGCTGGAACTGACTATCGCAATAATTTGGTCAATGGGCAAATGACTTTAGCGGAAAGTCGCCGAAATGTTAGTGAAGTTATGCAAACCGCATCTGGCATTGGTGAAAATTTACTTTTTCCAGGCGGTGGCGTATTAGGCCGATTAGAGCAAAAAGCCTTAAACGCAATGAAAAGCAGCGATTACGATATGCTTGCCAAAGACTTGGCAAGAATGGCGATGGACACTTCTAGGGCAATGGGTTCTGTAGGCGGGACTGTTGCTGGTTTAGATATGTCGGCGGTAGCTAACGGTACGGTCAAAGTTCCCCCAGAAGTTTTGATAAAAATTGCTCGTAGAGTTGATGCCGGATTTACCAATTTGGATATGCAAGCAAGTGGCGCACAACAGTTTTCCCAGAAATTTGGCGACAACAACATGAAGGCTTACCAACAAGCCTGGAATGCCAATGCTAGAGATACGAGGATTTTTGAAGCCATGAACATCATGGAAAAAGAAACCGATCCAAACAAGATGAAAAAAGATTTTGAAGCTCTTTTCCCATCTGAGAAAAAACGAAAAACTATTCTCAAACAATACAAAAATTTGAAAAGTCTTGCAGCTACTGGGTTAATCGCCGAGCCACTTACACCAGAGGACTTCTAAATGGATGTTTTAGAACAATTCCTTAGTGGTGGAAAAACGGCGGCAGAACCGTCTAAAAAACAACCATTGGAGACAAACCGAATTGCGCCTGAAGTGCAAGCGGAAAGAAATCAAGGTTCGTTGTCTATCTTGCAAGCGGAACTAAAAAGATCGCAAGATTCTTTAGCACAAGCAACTGACCCCATGCAAAAGAAGCGCTATCAATCCGACATTGATGGATTGATGAGGGAAATATCCCGCAACCCAGCAAGTAAAGCGCAAACGTCTGCACCAGTCGCCCCAGTTGCAGCCGCCCCATCTGGCGACCCGCTAGAGGCATTTTTGTCGGGTAAGGCTACCACTGCACCCGCTGCGGCAAAAGCCGCCCCTGTCGCCCCGCAAGCGGCCCCTGTAGCCCAACAAGGAGGTTATTATGACGCCGTTAATCCCCATGCCCCTGGTGGCGCACGTTTTGCTGTTAGACAAGCAATAGATCAAGCGCAAGAGCCTGGGGGCGTTCGTAAATTGGTTGGCACGTTCTTAAAAAGCGCATTAGAAACCAAGCGCGATATGCCTGAACGTGTGGCTGGCGCTGTTGATACTCTTTATGGCGTTGTCCCCGCGACTTATGGTGCGTTTGTACAAGGATTGGCAAGAACAGCACAAAGTCCCGAACGAGCAGAACAAACAGGGCAAGCAGCCGCCGCAAGCATTGACAAACCTTTTGGCAAATTCTTTGGCCTTACTGGTAAAGAAACTTATCAAAAGCCGTTGGGCGGCGTTACTGAGCCTGTTATTGAGCAAGTCAAAAAGATGGCTGAACAAATGGGGTTGACTCCCAAGCAGATTTCTGAAAAGACAGGCATACCCGAACAAGACATTAAAAACATGGTTGTCATTGGGTCTGTTGCCGTTCCTCAAGCAATAAAAGAAGCTGCGCCAGTAGTTGCCCAAGTTGGTCCTGCTGTTAAACAAGCAGCGCAAGCGGTTGCCGAACCAATCCGCAAAAGATTAGGCGTTGGTGAAATTGAAATAGTGAGGCCTGGACAACTAACCAAAGAACAAGCGCAAGCCCAATTTGATGCTGCACAAGGCAAAGCCCCAGCGGGTAGTGCTGGCGCAGCCGCCGCCACAAACAATCCTTTTGCTGGCAAGATTACTGGTGAAGAAACCGTTCGCGGTCAATTCCCGCAAATCAAACTTTCCAAAACGCCAAATGATGTGCCTGTGAACGAACAAATGTTGCGTTCACAAGCCATTCAAGAAGTCATGCCAGAAGTGGGCGTAAGGCCAGGGGTTGTGACGGGCAACGAAAATTTATTGCGGAATGAACACACAAAAGCCAAATTAGACACGCCTGAAGGCCAAATGTTTAAGCAGCAAATTGCCAACGAACAAATTGCATTGTCAAAGTATGCTGAAGATCGTGTAAATGCCACTGGCGCATCATCCAGGCTAATCAATGACGAGCAACGTGGTGGGCGCATCAATGATGTTATGTTTGGTACATCACAAGATGACATAGCGTCATCAAGCCTTACAGGTTATTTAAACCAAGCCAAAAAAGAAATTTACGACTCCGCTTATAAACAAGTTGGCAACAACAAAATAAACAGTTCAAACGCCGACACTTTGTTTGTTGATCCACAAATCCGCGCAACGTTTAAAGCTGATGGAACATTAGATGTTTTAAAGGGCGCTAAAGATTTGATTGAATTGGCAAAGACTGTTGGCTTTAAGTTGCCTGATGGAACAATTGCCCCGCCTGGGTCTGTAGCAGCATTTGATGCGGTTCGCAAAAGCATGAACAAGCTATGGAAACCAGAAAAGGCAAATGCTATTCGTGAAATCAATCAAGCTATTGACAAAGACATTGCGGCGGTGGCTGACCCTGCGCTTTATAAACTTGGCGACAAAGTGCATCAAGTTGAAAAAACTATTTTTGGATCAAACGGCATTAAAAATTTGTTTGGTGAAGTTGACGCTAATGGCGTTAAATCAACAACACCATTAGAAAAAATACCATCCAAGTTAAACAATTTGCCCAAAGACCAATGGCGGCATATTAGGGATACGTTAGATGAATTGGCAAATGGCAGAGTAAGGGGTGCGCCAGAAGGTCTGCCGCCAGTGCCGCCTGAGTTGCAACAAGCCGCAGCAGCGGCAAGGGCTGAAATTGATGGTGCATTAGCCCGTGAAGTGCAAAAAGCGGGTTCGGACAAGATGGGCGTTTGGAATCAAAACTCAGCCAACAAAACAATGAATTCATTGGTTGGCGAAAAGATTCTGGAAACGTTTCCGCCTGATGAGGTCCGCAGGTTTCATTTGCTCAACACGGTCGGGCAGATAGTGCCAGGAATTCATGCTTATGAAGGCGCGGCACTGCAAGCCAGACGGGTTGGCATGATTGAGGGTAATTTGCCTAAACTGGGTGCTGGTGCTGGTGCGGCCCTTGGCGGGTTTGTTGGTGAAGTTCCTGGTGCTGCCATTGGCACATATCTTGGTCAACAAACTGGAGCAAAGTATGCTGCCAGAATAGAACAGCAAGCCTTAGACAAAGCAGCTAAAAAAGCCCAAAAAGAAATGGAAAAAGCCAAAGCGCTTGGCAAGCAAACAGGCCAAAATAAAGCCAGCGATATGCTGAAACCAAACAAGGATTAATCATGGCAGTCAATCTTTCCCCAGTTGGCAACGGTCAACAATTTTTTGACAACAACGGCGTACCACTAAGCGGCGGGTTGCTGTACACCTATCAAGCAGGGTCTAGCACCCCGCTGGCGACTTACACCGATGTAAACGGTACAACTGCAAACACCAACCCAATTGTCTTGAACTCTAGTGGTCGCCTAGACAATGAAGTTTGGTTGACGTATGGCTATAACTACAAGTTTGTTTTGCAGACTTCTGCGGCATCAACCCTGGGAACTTACGATAACCTTTATGGAATTATTGGTGTAACGGTTACAAGCACGGGAACAACTATTCCTTTGGGCGTAATTGTGCTTTGGTACGGTTCTATTGGCAGCGTACCTACTGGCTGGTATTTGTGCGATGGCGCAAACGGCACACCTGATTTGCGTAATCGATTTATTGTTGGCGCTGGATCAACTTATTCAGTGGCTGGTACGGGCGGTTCAGCTGATTCGGTTGTTGTATCGCACAACCACGCAGCAACATCTGTGGTGACTGAAACCCCGCACACCCACAACATTGCTGGAGGTTTTGGAACGGCTGGGGCTTTTGGCGCACTTGCTGGAACTGGTGCTAGTGTGGTTTCGGGATCAACGTCCACAGGTATCACCGTTGCAACCACAAACGTAAGCGCGGGTGTAAGCGGCACAAATGCCAATCTGCCGCCGTACTATGCCCTAGCCTACATCATGAAATCATGAGCGACATTGATTTAGTCAAATACGGGGTTCTTTGGCAAAAGGTCGAGGACTACGAACGCCGATTTGATGACATGGATAAAAAAATGTCAAAGATGGAAAACCAGCTTGAACATCTGGTGGCCCTTGCCAATCAGGGTCGGGGCGGGTTCTGGGCTGGCATGGCGCTAGTGTCTGCCATATCTAGCGCAACGGGCTATGTGTCCCATTGGATTGGAAAATCAAATTAATTTGGAAAAGTATGATTGACCTTACCAAAGCCATTGGAGCAGTTGCCGCAAGCGTTGCCGCACTGGGCGGCAGTTACACCTTGGCTGACAAATTTGGATGGTTTGATCGTGCTATTTTGCAGTGGTCGCCAGATCATTTTAAGATTGTGGCAGAGGCAGGGCAGCCCATCAACGTCACCGTTGCAAGGATCAAAAAGCGCGATGATTGTTCTGTTGAGAGTTTTACGCCAAGCATTCGGGATGCGGCGGGTATGGTGCATGAGGCGACCACCACCGCCAGTAGGTTCAGCGGTCCAGCAGGGCCAGAGATTGACACGTTTACATATGAACTAACAATAGTAAATGCAGAAAAAATTGCAAACGGTAAAGCCACCCTACTGGCGACCATCAAATACAAATGCCCTGAAGGGGAGCGTGTTGTGCAATACCCCCGTCATGCAAATTTAAGTTTTGAACTGAAAGGTTAAAAAATGGATTGGCTCAAACAAATTGCACCAACTATCGCCACGGCAATGGGTGGACCGCTTGCGGGTATGGCTGTATCGGCTATCTCCAAAGCTATTGGCGTTGATCCAGACAAAGTTGGCGACTTGATTTCCAACAACAAATTATCTGCTGAACAAATTGCACAGGTCAAGATTGCCGAAATTGAACTGCAAAAGCAAGCGCAGGAACTGGGCCTAAACTTTGAAAAACTTGAAGTTGAAGATCGCAAGTCGGCTAGAGAAATGCAAGCCACCACCCGCAGTTTGATGCCCCCATTGTTGGCTGGCGCAGTCACCATAGGTTTTTTTGGCATCGTGACACTGATGTTCTTCAGCAAGATAGACGAAAACAACCCAGCAATCCTGATGATGTTGGGCAGCTTGGGCACTGCATGGACAGGCATCATTGCATACTACTTTGGAAGCTCTGCTGGCTCACAAGCCAAGACTGATATTCTTTCAAGGGCAGCAAAATGACCCCTCATTTCACCTTAAAAGAACTGACAATTACAGATCATCGGGAACTGGAGAACACACCAAATGAAACCGAACTTGCAAACCTTAAAAGATTGGCTGAATTCTTGGAAACAGTCAAAACTGTACTTGGCGGTAAGCCGATTATGGTTAACTCTGCGTTCCGCAGTAAAGCGGTAAACGATGCCGTAGGGTCTAAAGACACAAGCCAGCACCGCATTGGTTGTGCTGCCGATATTCGTGTGCCAGGGCTAACCCCTGATGAAGTGGTCAAGGCCATCATTGCCTCTGGGATTGGCTACGATCAAGTTATACGAGAGTTTGACCGCTGGACGCACATATCTATCCCTAATACTGGCGCACCCCGCAAACAGGCTTTAATCATTGATAAAGCAGGGACACGGGTTTATTCTTCCATCCACAATAATATTTGAACAAATACCCAGGCGACTGCCACCACAACGGCAGCGCCCAAGCATAGGATTAGAAACAAACCTATCATGTGCGCTGTGGTGGGTGGGTGTAGAGGGGTGTGTGCTTGGCAAAGGGGATGTTTGTTTGCATGAAACCAATGCCTTTTGAGGTATAACCGCCACCATTATTTACATCCCACATCCATGCCACAGGCTCTTGCTCTTGCTCTGCATAAGCATCCTTATACAAACCCAGCCGTTCGTTTTCATTGTGCAAGGCTTGAAGTGCTTTCTCTTGCGCCAATGCCCTCTCTGCTACCAGTTTGGCAAAGTGATAGCGTGTATACATCTGCCCATCTTTGATTGACTCTCGCATAGCCTGTTGCCACATAATGTCGATTTCATCTTTAGTCATGCTTGTCCCCTTGCTGTCAACATTTTCAGCATACCTAAGAATTTGGTGCTTGCGTGACCCTTGCAGACCCCAATAACCTTGTCTGCGACTGAGTTCTTCAAATGCTTCATCTTCTTCATTCATAAGATCAACTCCTTTTGTTTTGGAACAATTTTCCATTCGCGTTCCAAGCGGTTAGATTTGGACTTGACCACATTTCCCGTCAAACAAATGTCGCCTTCCCTTTCCAATTCATGCAGCCGTCTAGCAACTTGCATGGATTCCAAGCCGCAATGGTGGGCGATGCCGTCTTTGCCCAAGCTGCCGTGTTTAGCAAGGCATTCAATGATCTTGGATGCGTGGGCTTTGGCAAGGTCTTTGGCAGACCCAGCCGCCGCCCAGCTTGTCATCGGATCATTATTCCTAACTCTTGGATGATCAAGCATGGCCGTTCCTAAAATTGCATATCGTTATTTTCAGATTCTTCGCGTGGTTTCTTTTCGTAGCATTGAAACCAACCGTCATAATCTTTGCCAACGGGCATTGAATCCATTTTTATTTTGAACTGAAAAGTTTGTAAATTAACATTGTCTGGCGCTTCCACAAACAACGTGCCGTGTGCCGCCCAAAAAGTTTTTTCTTCACCAGCTGCGGTTTTGTAGGTTCGGGCGGGAAATTTGATTTCGTAGGCTTTTTTCATTTTGATTCAATAATTGCGTTAAGTTGCTGGACCTGGGCATTGACTTCGACTAAAAATTTGACAATTTCAGTTTCGATCTCTGAGATATATTTATCGTCACGGTCTACCCGTTTAATAAACAATTGCGCTTTAGGTGGCATTCTGGGATCGAACACCACATAGTCACACCACTTGCGCCCTGTGCAAGCAAGCTGAAACTGCATCTGGGTAAAGTACTTCCCAGGCACTTTTTGGGATAGCAGCGTTTCAATCATAGCGAGAGTGTTTGGGCATTTGATTTCAATGCATCCATCGTCCCCAACAAGGCCATCAGGTGACGCACCAGCCCACTCAATTGATGGATGACGCACAAACCCCACTTCTTCCACCATAACGCCCTGTGTGGCCTCATAAGCTGCCCTAGCAAATGGTTCGGTATCTGTGCCCCACTGCATGGCGGCGTTGGTGTACGACTCTTGTTTGGTAAAGGTCAGGCGTTCCACCACAAGCTGGGCCATGTAGTTATCGCGGCTGGTGCTATAACCCGTCTTTGTTTTGGCAATTACATCTGCCACCCTGCTGGCGGTGACCTTGCCCAGACGTTGATAAAACCATTCAGTTGAACCTTGGATGATTTCAGTTTCCATTGCGTGTCTCCAGCATGGCATTTGCCATCTTGTATGAAAGTTCCGAATCCTGTTTAAAAGATTCGGGGTTGATTACGCCACCAGACCGCAAGATTGATTGCATGGCAAAGATGGCAATAAAATCTTTAAGGGTCATTTCCTCAAGACCGATTTCTTTCTTTTTTCTCATGCTTTTTCCTTTGCTTTAGCAATGCGGTCTGCCTTGGCCCTGATAACTTTGGCAATCCAAGTTTGGTCGCCCTTGCAAGCGTCATACGCTGCTTTATAGGCGGTTTGCAGCTCTTCTTTATTGGCACTGGCATCAATTGCGGCAATGTGGTCTGCCATCATTCCAGCGTCAATCTGTAAAGTTTCTGTGCGGCGTGAACCAGCGTTGCCATCGTCATCCTCTGGTGCAAGACCTGTGGCGGCAAGCAAGCTGTAACGTCTTGCATAGGTCAAGGCGCTGCCATAGCCCTGGGGGTCTTGCTTGGCGGCTGGAACGTGAAGCATTCCGCATTCCATAACTTCTCCAGATTCGTGGACAAAGATTGTCTCGACCATTACCCCGTCATGGCTTTCGTAAGTGCGCTGCATCAAGCCAATCCCGTTGTCGTTTAAAGCCCCAATGACGGCCTCAATGCAATTACTGAGGTCAGCATACTTGCTACGAAAATGCGGGTTCGTGCTGGTCTTTAAAGCTGGCCCAAATGCCTTTTGTGCTTTGACAAAAGCGGCGGCGATTTGTTTTCCGATTGGTGTTTCCATTTTGTTTCCTTAATAAGCGTATTTAGGGCCGCAGGTGACTTCCACCACGGTTTCGACTGTGTAGCCGTTGATCTTGCGTTTGGCATACAAGGGGATGGCGCGGAGGCCAGCGGTTTCGCACTGGCGTACAGCATCGATAACCTCATTGCGTCCCATCGGCTGCACTTGCTTGTCAACGATTAGGTCCTGATTGGGTGCTTGGGGCGTTGACCCTGGCAAGCTCGAGCACCCAGCGGTGACCCAGGCCATCCAGCACAGCAAAGAATAGGTGATCATCTTCATTCCGATTCCTTTGCAACCAATTCCATCTGTAGCTCTTTGATGTATTCCTGGGCGATCTCTGTGGTTTGGATGTAGCCCCGCAAATGGGACTCCAAAAGCCCAACGTGATAGGCCAAGCGGTTTTGGGCGGGTTCTCCTTCATACTGCAAGTCAGCAACAATTTTAATGTTGTCAATAATTTCGTTAGCGTTCATTACGGCCTCCAAATAAAAATATCAAGGGCAAGCACGATCAAAGCAACCAAGGCCAAAGCCCTGATGATCTTGTCGGCGGTGGAATGTTGAGCAACGTGGATTTCGATGGCAGCGCCATATTCCACGGTGCGAGGGAATGCTTCATTCATCGTTCTGGGGTATTTCATCTTCATCCTCTGGTTGGGTGTCTGGGTTGTAATCTGATTGGCGGGTAAGGATTTGTCCCCACCGCCATTCTTCATAATCTTCTGTGTACTCTCCACCCTCAACAATCAGATATGCTTTCATGATGTTTTCTTTCTGGGGCCGAAGCCCCGGTTATTAATTTTGTGAAAAATCGTATTCAAGACGCTCAGAAAAGGAACTGCAATCCATATGCTCACGCAGTTCATCTTTAATCCAGCGCATTACCCAGCCATGGGCATCAATGTCTTGAAAGGTTTTTGATGCAGTCTCATTGGCTTGAGCCGTGATTTCGTCAGCTTCTTTGTCTGACAAATCGAGGTTGTTGTCAAAATACATTTTTTGAACTTGGGCTTTGGTGATCATTTAAATATTCCTTGAAGATGGGGCCAAAGCCCCGTTTGGTTTACTTGCGCTCAACGGTGCTGACCAATTCGCCATCCATGATCAAAAACAAAATGTGTTTGGCAATGTTGAGAGTTTGGCGGCTGCGGTCTTGTGCGCCGCCAGCAATCAATTCTTGAGCATCACTCATCAGGCCAGCAACAACCATGTTGCCGCCTGTGAATTTGTAAGTGATGGAATCTTTGACTGACTCAATGTAGGAATCAATATCGGCAAAGCCATACATCTGTTCGTTACGGCTGGTTTGTGTTGCGTTTGTCATTTCATTTTCTTTTAAAAGACCCTATGCGAAATCGCTGGGGCATGAGTAAATTTTAAGCCAGCTTAACCAGTTATTTATTAGGTGTTTACCCTAAGTTGTTCATAAAACGACACAACCTCAGATTTTATTTTGTCCAACTGATCCAGCACACTTTTTTGCTGGTCGGCTACGGTTTTTTCGGTGGCGCGAATGTTTTTGCTGACCCCCCAAGTCATACCGTAATCTTTGCAAACCGTCCAATACCACATCTCCCCCTCTTTTTGGCTGCCCGTCACTGTGGTAGTGATCAAGCCGCCAAAACGTTTCATGGTGGTGATGGTGATACGGGTGGTATCGTCCAGCGGAAAATATGATTCTGCTTTCCATCCAAATGCACTTTTAAAAACTCTCATTTTTTTACTCCTTAATGTTTGCAATTTTTTTGGCGTAGGCAATTGCCTGATCCAACATGGTGACGGGATAAATACGCACTGCGGAAACAATCATTTCGGCATCAGTGTCCAGCAGGGTCACGGCGTAACCTTTTTTGGTTTTGGTCACCAAGGAAGCTATGCCATAAAAAACATTGACAAATGTTGCCACTTGGACGGTGTTTGAAATTTGAGAAATAACCATTTTTTTCCTTTGTGGGGCTTTCGCCCCGTTGATTAAGCTGCCAACATACCCACTGCGCCGTAGCCGTAGCCATCGTCACCCAGGAAGCCAACACGGGCCAGGGTTGCGCTGCGGCTGGTGGCGCAAAGGCTGGTTTCTGACACTTTGCACATGATGCGGCGGTTGGTTTCGTAATCCAGGCGGTCGGCGATGTAAGCGCTGTAACCAACTGGGGCGGTAATCTGCGGCATTGAGTAACCGAAATAAACGCAAGCTAAAGCGACTTGGGTGGTTAAGAATTCAGCAGAAAATTCGCGGTTGATGAAGATGAAATCAGCGCCGAACCGTACTTCTTGACCGTCCAGGCTGCCGTAGTTGCTGCCTTTGTAGTCGGTCATGCCGTCAAAGTAAGAACCCTCAAACATACCCGCAACAGTTTTCACTTGTTCGTATGTGGGGCCATCGGTGTAGCGGATATTGATGGAAGCGCCACCGCTGTACACGCTGGATTTGACGCTGAACTTTACGCCAGGGAATGATTCTTTGAGAGCTGCGCGAACCATTTTTGCGGTTTCGGCGCATGAGAGGTATTGACGATTTGACATTTTGGTTTCCTTTTAAAAGACCGCTGTTTGTTGCGGCATGGGTGAATATTAAGCTAACTTAACAAACCGTGCAAGGACTATTTGTAAAGCCCCCTTAACTCTGACGGGTATTGACAAAAAGATCAAGCCACCTTAATATGCCAACATGACAAAAGATCAAGCCATAAAAAATGCAGGGTCAGCTAGAAAGCTGGCGCTGTTGCTAGGCATCACTACCGCAGCCATCAGCCAATGGACGAACGTCCCCCAGGCTAGGGTTTGGCAGTTGCAAGTGCTGCATCCAGAATGGTTTAAAATAGTTTGAAACCCGGCTAGGTGGGGAGTCATGAACCCACCGAAAAGAGAACCCACCCCTCCTGCCGAAGTTTCTTTTTTGGGTGGATGTTTAGGCGTGGGAAATGCACTTTTACCAATTCCATATTGGTGACTACAAGTCACATACACACCATCTTTCCTTGACGGAAGATTTGGCCTTTAGGCGCTTGCTAGATCATTACTATCTGCATGAAGTGCCCATCAAACAGCGGGACATTGCCCGACAAATAGGGATGCGAGACAACGAACAGGACGTTTTGACCGTGCTGGACGAATTCTTTGTTTCCACAGAGGCTGGTTACATAAACCCCCGTGCGGACGAGGAAATTTCCAAATATCGCAAGTTCTCAGAGGATGGAAAAAAGGGGGCGGCAATGCGGTGGCAAAAGCCCCCCAATGGGGAGGCCAATAGCCCCCCTAATGCCACCCCAATGGCAACCAATAACCAAGAACCAATAACCAATAACCAAGATACATATATATGTCCACCTGACGGTGAACCTGCATTAGCAAAAAAATTGCCAGACTGCGAACACAAAGGGGTCATTGAGCTTTACCACCAGTGGTTACCAACCTTGCGGAAGGTTGAGGTCTGGAATGCAGCTAGGCAGGGTTATCTGCGGCAAAGATGGCGGGAGGTGGCAAAAGAGTTAGCCCAGGACAAGCAGATTGAAACAGCCCATGTGCTGAACTGGTGGGGTGAGTTTTTTCAACACATTGGCAAATCTAAGTTTTTAACTGGGAAGGTCAACAGCAAGGATGGTCGCGCATTTACTGCCGATCTTGAGTGGATTTTGAAACCAAGCAATTTTGCAAAAATCGTTGAAGGGAAATAT